AAAATGACTACGCGAGTAATTGTTATTGGAAGTTGTGCTTTCGTGGGGGTGTTTGTTGCTGATTTTGCGTTGCATTATTGGTATGAACACACCTCATTATTTACTCGATTAAATTCGAGGTTGATGTCTCTTACGAGTTATGCCTACCCGAGATCAAATTTAGACTCGTTTAGGAATGGGTTTGAATGGACGCCGCTCACGCGCTACAGAGCAGCTTTATCCAATCATGCCCATCCCATTGCGGCTGATCTTCGGTGTCAGGCTACTACTAGTATACAGGCATTTTGTGATTTGTTGGGACGTAGAAGATACGATGTTTCGACATCAACCCGTGAGACCAATAAACCCCACTGGGGAGTTGCAGGCTCAAGGGAGGTGTGGGATATGTCAGACTTGAATCAGAAGTTGCGCTACGACAAGCTTCTTTCTACTGATGTGGTTACAATGGTGGACGTTGACTATCATCTTGGGGTGAAAGGCTGGTGGAGATACAATGGTTTACCCATAGTATTGTATACTAGTGTTCCCAATTCTTTGGGGGCAAAGACTCAGGATGGATGTTATTACTTTATCGACGAGACCACAATGGTGGAAGAGGTTCGTGGAGGTGCAAAATATGTTTCAAGTGTTTGGGATTTTTCCAGTGATCTCATTGTGATAAAGTCGTGGTTTTCTTTTGTGGTTTATGCTTGTGAGAAAGTTTTACAGCCGGGTACGGATAATAGGTGTGTTGTTTATTTGAGTCCTAGGACTAAAATTTATTGGCCTTATTTTCTGTTCCAGTGGTATGCGAAATTAGTTGGTATCAACACTACTAATGCGCCCTGTATAGGGCGCGCTGCAAACATCGTTGAAAAGGGCGGTTTGTTGATGGGTAGATTTGATGTCAATGGTAACAAGAATTTATCATTTAAGGAAGCAAGGGCGACACATGAGTTTTCAACTAACATTCCCGAGCGACTCTGGGATAGTTTGGTTAGGGCTCGAGGGAAGGCAAAGATTTTTATGTTGGGGGATATTCAGCGAATCTGTGAGAGCATGAAGGGTGGGAAGAAATGGACCCATCTAGATTACTCCATGCTCGCTAAGGCCCTAGACGTTGATCTAACCCCTCGATTTCTTATCAATTTCCAAAGCTGCGGGAGGGAAGGTATGTTAGATTTCGAAGAACCCAAGCCCATTGCTGAAGTGGCTGCAGAACCCATCGTTACGGATACGGCAATTGCTGCCTGTGATACCAGGAACAATGAGATGTTATGTGTTGAGGATCGTGTTGTTAAGATGCGTAATGACGTGGATCCTGGCAATAAATACTTGAAATACGCAGAGGAGTTTACAGCCTTGCTGATTCCCGTTCCAAATATTGGCACACCTGTGGATATGGACGTTGTTATTGAAAAACAAGATTCCAAAGTACAGAGAGCCAGACAGGAACGAGAGAAAGTCCATGTGCATAGAAAGAATGTTTGTCAGGCCTTCGTCAAAAACGAATTAAGCGACAAATGGGCCCCAGCCCACAACATCTCGGGTATGCGTCAGCATCATACCCTTGCGCTCTCACGCTTCGCCTATGCTTTTAAAGAGCAGGTTATGAAGCAACATGCTTTTTATGCCCCGGGCAGTACGCCAACTGAAATTGTTGGAAAGGTGAGACATTATTGCATGTCGACCTTGCGCTCTCCAAAGGAACATGTTATAGAAACTGATTTTACACGGTTCGATGCCACGATGTCCCCCTTTTTACGAGAAGTGGAATTCATGGTTTACAGGGCCTGGGTGAGTCCGTTGTATAAACAGGAGTTGGAGAAGTTGTTGAAGGATGAGATCAATTTAAATTGCTTTTCTAAGCATGGCACTAGATATAAGCAGAAGAGTTCTCGGTGCTCTGGCTCCCCCTTGACTACAGAAGGTAATACCATTGTTAATGCGTATATAGCCTTTTGTGCTTATAGGTTGGCTGGTTATAACAAAGAGAAAGCCTTTGCCAGTATAGGGCCAAAATATGGCGATGACGGGTTAGATAGTTCGCGGGGCAAGTTCTCCGAAGTGGCTAAAGATCTTGGTTTGACAATCAAGATATTACATCCCGGCAATATGGTATCGTTTCTGGGGCGCGTGTATCTAGATGTTAACGTTTATGATACTACCTTTAGTCCAGTTCTTAAGGTCCTGAAGAGATCCTGTGTGGTAAACAGGCTTAAGGATCCTAAAGCATTGGCTGATCGAGTACTGGGTTATTATCTTACTGATTCACACGTTCCGGTCGTTGGACACTATTTGGCCGCTTTGAAACGAGTTTACAAGCTAAATGAAACTAACCAATTGGAGTTGATGGAACACGACATTCGTTTGCGACATGAGGGAGGGGTTTATCCTGTTGATCGAAGTGATGAACATGATAGGAACCTGCAACATGCCGTGGCCAACTTGCTGGGCATCACCAACGCCGAGTGTGCTAGAATTTGTGGTTTGTTAAATGAAGCCACCACAGAAGAACATTTGAAGAACATTAAGGTTTTTGTCAAGGGTAAGGAAGACCCTGACTTTAAGTTCTACTGCGTGTGATCACTTTGCCACCGCCATGTGGTTAAACTGGTGGGGGTTGGCGGCCCCGTAATCGTAGCATGCCAAACAAAAGAGTTAAACATCAGCATCTTGTAGTGGTGAAGCAAGGAAGGCCAAGAAGGAACAATATGAATAATGGAAGAATCAGGGGTACCCAAGCATCAATCATCGTGTCTTATAGGGAACTATGGACACCGGTTCTTGGTGGTAATGGTACCGTTGCTACTACTCCTCCTCCTCTGTTGTTCCTTCCTGGGGCTTCTGGTTTACCGCAACTGGACGCGTTAGCCTCTTTATATGAATCTTACCGTCTTTTGTCGGGTGTTAAAGTTGAATTTAAGTCGGCCGCTGGATCTGTTAATAATGGTTCCATGATTGCCGGTGTGGATTATGATGCTCGGGATATTGTCTTAGGATATTCTTCCGCTGCCTCTATGATGCCAAAATTTGTAGGATCGATAACCAAGAATATGCAGTTGACTGTTGACCATACCAGAGCCATGAATAAGAAATGGATGTTCTCGGCTGGTCAGGCAGCGGGCGACGCTGCATTCGCCGTTGTGTATTCCAATACAGCATCATTGAGTGGAGTGGGAGATATTTGGTGTGAGTATACCGTTGAGTTCATAAGTCCAAAGTTGACTGCGTTTCCGGCCATTGCCGTTACTACGCTGATTGACAATACCGGCTTGATCTATGGGGAGAACCGTTATTCATCACCCGGTGTGCCCTTTAAACTTGACGTTGAACCAAATTTAGCACAAACGACACCTACAGCGATATATACAGACTTTTCTATCGTTTCTGGTTCTCCTTTGCCCCCTGGGTATTACCAACTAATAGTCGATTATGTTGATTCTAATCAAACGTTGGGTGGTCAACCAACTGCTTCAGCCATTGGAAATCCTTTTATTAACATTTTGTCAAATCCGGTTGGAACTCCGGGAGCTATAAGGATTCTTTTCCAGTGTACTGGTTTTGCAGTCGGGTTATTTATGAGGATTGGGAAGGCAAGAAATGCCAGTTCAAATACCGCTATGACAGCCGTTCTTGCTAGGTTGTTCGCCAGACAATGAGGTATTACATGTTTTTCTTTACCGCTAGAGTTTAAACAAGTGGTCCTTCTCCCAAATTTTGT